TAAAAGCGTTCCTGTTCCTGCTGTCGCGGCACCTGGCAATAAGCCTGTATCAAATCCCCAACACTCAATTTGTCCCGCTTCGGTTTGAACAAAGAACAATAGTTCTTCGGGAGCTTTGTTTAGGGCGTCAACAGCATCTCTTTCTGCTTGTGTGTAGAAGTAAACACGTAAAGCTAAATCTTGCTTCATTGTGTTAGCGTTCTCGCCAACTTCCAAAGTGTAAGCACCGCTATTCTTTAGCTTTTTACCTGTGTAAGTGTTTAGTCTGTTAGCGGGTGAAGCGGTTGCGAGTGTAATTGTATCAATTTCACCGTCACCGTTGACAGTTAATGTGGCTTTATCAAATGAAACCGCCCAAACTTTTTTCTTTAACCCGCCTTTTTTCTTTAACGCATCGCATGAAGCGTCTAAGTTTATAAGGTCGTTTGCACAATTTGCCATTGTAATATTTATTTAAAAAGTTGGCGGGCTATTACACCCGCCTTAATTTATTTTATAAACCTCCGATAACATTCAACTCACCGTAGCCGTATTGGTAATCTACCATTGCAGAAGCAGGAGAGTAAACAATATCAGTCAATCTGTCGTAGAACGGCTCAACCATTTCAAAACCGCTACCGTCAATCATAATGTGATGGTTAGTAGGAACGGTTAAGATAATACGCTCGCTTGTAGTAGGTGAAGTAGAATCATACAACTGTATTGCGCGGTCAACGTAGTTAGCGTTAATTAGCGGTATGCCTTGATAAGTAATCCCGCTTACACCGTTTTTAATGGTATCTGGGTTTTGATAGTTCCATGCTGAACCGTTACCGATTTGCAAGAAACGAGACCATGCTTCGTAAACGTTTTGAGTAACAATAAATGCCTTAGCGTTGTTATCAAAAGTTTTCATCAAATTGCTTTGACCTATGTAGAACTCATACATAGTAGCTTCGATGTTAGCAGGCAACAAATCAGTAGAAGTGATAGTCCCCACGTCAACTGTTCCATCATTAGCCGCCGCGCCTGTTTTCAATTTCTTGTAAACACCGTCAAAACCTGCCAACCACGGATTTGATTGTCCGCTTTCAGAAAGGAACAATGCGTAAAGTAAGTTAGTATTGAAAGCGTTTGATTGCTTCTTAACAATACGGTCGATAATTTCGGGAGTTAATTCTCCTTTTCTCCAACCGTCTGGCAAATTATCGCCAAAGATTGATTTTAAGAAATCAGTATAGCATTGTTTGAAAGAGAAATCAAACTCAACAGGGTCAAGAGCCTTTTTGGTAATAGGCGTTCCGTTTTTCCAATCCCAACCGCAAGCGGCTTTAATTGTTGGATGGTCTGTAAATTCAGTATCGAAGTAAAGTTCTTTACCGATTTTACCAACGTTAATAGTAAACGGCAAAGCGTTTATCTTCGGGTCTTCTAAAAGTGGTTTCCAAAATAGCTCGTAAGCAATCGAATTGTTATCTGCTATTGTGCTAAATGCGTCTGTTGTTGCCATGTTATTTTATTTGAGTTTTTAGTGTTTGAATTATTTTTTGTTTGCTGCTTCTCTTTCTTTTCTCAATGCCACTACTTTAGCCATTGGTGAAAGGTTATCTTCTTTGCTTTTACCCTTATCAGTTGGTGCGGCATTGAATATTTCTTTACCGCCTGATACGATTTGATTTTTAAGGTTTATAAAAGTTGTTTCAATTTCAGCCGCCTTAGCTTGTGCGGTTGTAACTTCCGCTTTCGCGTTAATCACTTCGGTATCTTTAGCCGCGATAGTTGCTTGCAATTCTGCAATCTTCGCATTAGCTACTTCTAATTCGGTTTGAGCCGATGTAATTTCTTCAACCTTAGTAACAACACCGTCAGTAACCGTGTAAAGTTTACCCTCGTAAGTGTGAACTCCGTTTGGCGCTTCTTTAGTCATCGCTTCGTCTGCGAATACTTTTGAGCCTTCCATTAGTTCGCCCTCGAAATAAATATCTACACCCTCCGTAGTTTTTACGGTCATGTTTAATATTGGCTTTTTAAGGAAAGCCGCTATAAGTTTTTCTACTTTAGAAAAGCCTGTTTTAATTTCTTCTTTAAGTTCTGACATTGTATTTGGTTTTTGTGTTTCGTTTTTAATAAGTGCGATTACTTTATAAGCCCTTAATGATTGAACTTCGGTTGTTATTATTCTGTCAACTAAGTTTAAATCTAAAGCCTCCTGTGCAGTCAATTCCGTTTGAGCGTCCATCTTAGCCTTAATCATAGCCGCTTCTTTCGAAGTGTGCTTAACGTAGAAGTCTAAAATCTTACTTTCGGTAAGCATTAAACGCTCATATAAGTCTTTGGCATCTCTCGCTTCCATCGGGATAGGCGCGTTATTCTGCCAATAAGGATTGTGGATAAAGTCTTTAGAATTTTGGTGGATAGTTCTTTCGCCGCCGTTGCAAGCCGACTGTTGGATAATTGTAGCAATCGAACCGCACATCCCTAACACTTCTGTATTCACTTTAATGCCTAAAGTTGTAAGGAAATCATAGATAGCAAAGCCTTCATCCACATCACCCCCACCGCTGTTAATCTTAACAGTAATTTCTTTAGGATTACTTAGTGCTTCATATTGGGAGCGAACCGTTCCAACGGTTACATCCTCACCAATTACGCCCTCTGTGTAGATAACATTTTGCATCTGTGTAGCAAAAGTGTAACTTAGATTACTATATTTGTTTTCAAATACCATTTGACGGTATAATAAATTAAACTACTATGTCAAAGCCGATTGAATACTTCGCAAGGTTTATTTTACTCTGTATTTTTTATTTAGGAATCAGTTTGTCCGAGTGGCATATATCACTTACCGAGTGGCATGTTTACTCGCGCTTACTTTTATTCTATTGCGCTTGGATGGCTTACACAGTTAAATTTGAATTGCCAGTTAGTGAATAGTTACACGCGAACATTTAAGAGCGTTGTTTATGGCGACTTACTTAAAAAGTTTGACGATTACTGCGCGACTAATGAATTGAAGGAATCGGAGGGAGTTAGGGAGTGTTTTAGATTTTACCTTACTTACATTAAATCACCTTTGCCCGTTGTTGTTGGTGCTGAATCTAAAATGCCCGATGTTGAGAACAAGAAGTTTAAACGAGAATTGCAATCGGTTTTTTACGGCAAACTTTTGATGGACTTTATTTATATAGTTGAAAATTTCCATATAAGAAAGTCTGATTTGATTAGGGAGGCAATTAGAATTAAGGTGACACATGGTAAAAGAAATTAGCCGCCATAAATTAAGGCAGATTCACAAGCGAACCAACCCCGAAATAATGTATGATTTGTTTGAATGGAATTACGGTTGGTTGCAAGTGGAGGCGGGATTTACTTTAACCATTTTCGAGGACGGCAAAAAGGTTTTGCAGTTTACAAACGGAGAATCATATTTCGATAAAAGAAAGCCAAATGAAAGGCAAACAACAGATTGAACTATGTATTATATAATTAAGTTTCACCTATTCCTATGTAGGCTAATTTGGGGCAAATTTGCTTATCAAATAGTAAGTGATTTCAATGTGCCAATAGGACATATTTTTTCAACTGCATACAATAATGAAATAATTGTTTTAACCAAACCCTTAGCTTGGGGCTATAAATATCTTTACATAGTAAAGCCATATACAAAATGATACGACTATCCATTTTAATATGTTCACTACACATCCGCAAGGATAAATTCAAACGGTTGCAAGATATTATACAGCCTCAATTAGATAAGTTTGAAAACTTAGTTGAGGGAATTGTTATTACCGATAACGGAGAAATGCCAATAGGTAAAAAGCGGAATGAACTAATGCGAATAGCAACAGGCGAATACATTACTTTCATTGATGATGACGACACCGTTGCCGATAACTATGTTGAACTATTACTGGAAGCTATGCAAGCCGATACGGACGTAATTGTTTTCGATGCGTTACGCTACGTTGACGGCACAGTTGACAAGGCTGTTAAGTATGGAATTGAATACGGCAAAGATTACCACGATGCTAAATACTATTACCGAATACCAAACCATTTAATGTGCGTTAAAAAAGAATTAGCTTTACAAGTTCCGTTCAAAGAAATAAACTTTGGCGAAGATAGCGACTACGCTAAACGGTTGTTGCCATTACTGGAAACACAGGCGCGAATAGACAGAATACTTTACTCATATTTATACAATAGCAAGAAATGAAACTAAGCGAAATTCCGTATAAGCCACAGCCTGTAAATGATAATGAGTTGCATATTTACGCTCGCCAATGTTGCGAACTAAAATCTGACATGGAAATAAATTGTCCTTTTACGAATCCCGTAATCGCTAAAAAAGAAACATTCTCTGCCAACTATGGGTTTGGGATGAAAAGAGAAGACATGAAAGGAGTTCCATATACGCACAATTATTTAATAGTAGAAGATAAACTAATATGAAATTCGTAATATTTGCAGAGGGCGATTATAGCCCCAACGGAGGCGGTAGTGTTGCCTTGCATAAGTTAGCGCACAACATCGCTTCATTAGGCGAGGACACATACATAATGACTTCTAAAAAGAATCCTAACTATTTAGGTGAGCAGGTCAATTTAAGACAGGCAATAGAACTTTGTAAAGATGATGCAATTGCGATTTATCCCGAAGTAACAACAGGCAACCCGTTTAACTGTAAGCACGTTATGCGATGGATACTATACCACGTTCGCACCTATGGAAACTTTGGCGCGTTTCCCGATAGCGATTTGCTTTATACTTACGCTCCGTTTTTTAAACTACGTTTCCCTCATCCGTTCGATGGCGAGTTAAGAGCGCACGAATTAAACTTAGATATTTTTACCGATAAGAACCAACCGCGTAAAGGTGATTGTTACCTAATTAAAAAGGGAAACGACAAAGAACACAACCAACATTCGGAAACTTCAATTCGATTAGATGATTACCCCAAATACGGTGAACGTGCGAATGAATATTTAGCTAAAGTATTTAATGAGTGCGAAAGGTTTGTAAGTTATGACACAGCAACATACTTAAACGTTATGGCGGCTTTGTGTGGTTGCGAATCGGTAGTTATACCCGACCCAAACACCACGCCCGAACAATGGCATAATGGCTATCCTTATTTCAAATACGGAATAGCATACGGATTAGACGATTTAGATTATGCAAAGTCCACACAGCATTTAGTTAAACAGGAATTACTTAGTATTGAAGCGGAAACTTTGGAGCAAACGAAATCATTTATTAAAAAAGCATATACATTATGACACGCGCGAATATTGCAGAGAGGCAAGATAGAGAATACGATGAATGGCAAGAGCAATTAAACAGAAAAGTTGGGAATGTTTCATTTAAAGATTTAGAGCGGATAATTGAATTGAGTAAACTAAGAATAAATAAGTTGCGGAAACTAAATCCCGATAGGGCATATAGCGGAAGGGAGTTGACAAAATCACAACTAATATTTCAGATAATTTTTAAAATTGATGCTCCATGACAAAAGTATTCTTTACAATCTGCGACACCTCATTACAACGCGGATTACCAAACTCGCGCAACTTAGATTTTACAGGGTTTGTAAATTCGTTTAAAAAGTTTCACCCCGATGTAGAGTTGAAAGTATTTAATGAATCGGATATGAAAGCACATGGCGTTAATTATTACTGCGCTAAAGCTGTATTTGGAGAATTGCTTTCGAGGGAATATGATTTAGTAGTAAATATCGATTCCGACCATTACATACTATCCCGCTTAGATGAAATACTTTTAGCCGATTACGATATAGCCGCGCCTATTAACTTTAACATTACCGATAACCTTGTAGCCATAAATGTAAAGAGCGGCATTAACGGAGGCGCGAATGAACAAACCTTAATAAGCGTAAAGGACTTTTTACAGGGCGGGTTAATTGCCTCGCCGTCTAAGCAGTTTTGGCAACATTATAAATACGCTTCCGATAAATACTATTCAAAATTTGTTTGCTTTGAAAATGATATTCTAAATTTGGTTGCGTATCTTTATCCGTATAAAGTAAAGATACTGGATGATAATTGCTACTATGGTTGCTCTATTATTGCTAAAGAAAGCCTTACAGAAATTAAGGACGGCAAAATGTTTTGTGAGGGCAAACAAGTAAAGGCTTATCATTTCGCACACGGGTCAGCTAAGAAACATTATACAGAAGTATTCCCAAAAGAAACACATTCATTTATTCAATCAATAATACAATGACAATTAACCTAAACGGCAAAGACTTTTTAATTTCAAACGACCTTAAAAGGCATTTCGATATTCCTATCAATCACGGTCACACTATCCTTAACCAAATCAATTCGGGGATGTATGCCAAATACTTTGAGGGCAAAAAAGATTTGCGCTGTATTGACTTTGGTGCGAACGTTGGTTTAGTTTCGCTATACATGGCGCAATTCAGTAAGGAGCTTTATTGTGTTGAACCTACTCCAAGCCACTATAAACTATTGAAAGAGTTGTTAGATAATAACTGCGGTGATTGCAATGTGCATTATTATGATTCTGCTTTAAGTGGCACAAACGAGCCTGTTTACTTTATGACAGGTCATTCTACTGAAAACAAAATAACAAGTGTGGACGGTTACGGGAACGGCAAAATAAAGGTGCAAGGGATTACGCTATCGAGTTTCTTGTTTGCGAGTAATGCGGAAAGTGAGGTGATTGATTTCGTTAAGTGCGATATTGAGGGCGGGGAGATATTTGCACTAACTGGAGAAGAACTGAAAAAGACACGCGGCAAAATTAGAACTTTCTTTGTTGAAACGCATCCAAGTAATAACTACGGAATGGACGATTGCCGCGAAGAATTGATTAAGAGATTTAAAAAGAGCGGTTACACTATTGACGTATTAGATTTTCAAACATTTACCGCTACCTATGACTGTTGAACTACAACGAGAGCTTGACTTGCAAATGGCACAATACGGCATTAGCGCGTATGACCCTATAACAATGGAAATTATTGATGTAACCACAATAAGAAGAACAGAGTATGGTGGCATAGTTAATATACAAGGCGAAAGAATAGACTGCATTTATTCAATATACTCATGCAAAGACTGTTACCCAATAATAGAGTTATGACAATAGACATAATAATTCTATCCCACGCAAAGAACGCGCCTTTATTCGACCTTACACAAGCGACAATAGACAGTTGCCATGCGAGCGATAAAGACATTCAGTTTAACATTTTAGTTTTAGAACAAGAGCCGAATGTAATTTACCGCGACTGCATAACAGGTTTCGTAAAGGGCGAATTTAATTATAACAAATTTATGAACTTAGGAATCAGCCTAACTTCAAATAAATATGTTTGCTTGTGTAACAATGATTTGATATTCGGTAAGGATTGGGCTAGTAACATTATTAAAGCCATGCAGGATAATGAATTACTTTCAGCATGTCCCGCACAAAAAGAGAAACATCCTGCTATCGAATACGGTTATGCTAACTCTCACCACATGAATGGATGGTGCATTATGTGTGACCGTAAACTATTCGAAATCATTGGTGAGATAGATGATGAATTTCCTTTTTGGTTTGCTGACAATATTTATGCTGAACAACTTAAACAATACGGAGTTAAACACGCGGTTGTAAATAATTCCGTTGTAAAGCATTTAGGAAGTAGCACGTTAAAGACTATTGAGAAATCTTTACATACCGAATATACAACAGGCGTAATAAGAAAGTTTATAGAAAAACACCCCGACAATGAAAGCGCAAAATACTTTAAAGCGTCATTACGAAATTAAGAACGCGACAAAGATTATACGCCTTTTAAAACAGGGCGAAAAATCTAACTACATTATGGCAGAATGTAAGTGCTTATCCTCTACCGTTTCTTATTACAGGCGAAAATTAAAGTTACCTACACCAAGTAAAGAGCATGAGCATAAGGATAGGATAATAGACGCATTATCGGTAAAGATGAATTGGAAAATGATTGAGCATTTATTCGGTTGTTCTTCGTCTACAATTTGCAGGTATAACAAACAATTAAAACAAACTACCAATGGATAAAGAAGGCGTTAAAAAATTAAACTTTGATATTCTAACATACAGTAAATGTTTTTTAAATCAATTAGAATACTACCAATCCGTATCTGGCATAAGGCTAATTCAAGCATTAGAAAACTATATCCGTAGAGAAACTCGTTGCAAGCATACGGTAAATGCAATAAAGATTAAAGACTAACAACATCAACGCTTCTATTGCGTGAAGTCTGTTTGCTGTTTAATTCTACTATACTCAATTCAGGCGCGGGGGCTTTCTTAAACCCGTTTAAAATTGCCATTTCAACCTGCATCGCGTTATCAGTTGCGCTTCTTATATCGCGTGTTGAAAAACCTCCGTCCGTTGGTATTTGAATACCTCCACCATCCTCCGCAAATCTTGTTTTAGTGCCGGTAAAACTTTTCCCACCGTAACGCTGATTCCATCCCGATAGCATTTGAATATCATTGTAAGCGTCTTTCTTCATTACGAATAATCCCTCGCCAGCCTCTGCTTCTGCCACATGCTGACCTCCAACATGAATAGGAGTGCCGCCATCCGCATGTGATTTACCGCCAATCGAAACTACTTTACCCCCCAATGCAAAAGACGGTGGTTTTTGTTTAGCTATCATAGCGATTTGAATCGCACCTGTTGCCGCTGCCAATGCCGCCAATACAAAACCAACGTATGGGGTAGGGTTGCTTAGTTGCGACATTACAGCGGTAGCCGTATTCATTACAGCCATTGTAATGTTTATTGCCTTAGCTTCTTTCCACGCCTTTAATTTAATTTGGCGCGATTCAGCCGCTACTCTCTTTTGTTCTGCTGCACCGTCCCCCGCTTGTTCTTGCAGGGATTGAATGTTTTGTTCTGCCGTCTGTTGGATTAAAGAAGATACTGCTCCAAGAATCCCTACCACTGCATTCGATACTTGCGAAACAACTCCTACAATGGTGTCAAATTCTTTTTTAGCCGCTTGTTCCGCTTGTTCTTGTGTTTTCTCCTGTGAATCTTTTTTAATTTCAGCAATCTTATCTTCGCTTTCTCTGATAATATTTTGTCGCTCCGTTTCTGTTAGCGATTCATTTTGTAGTAATCTATTCTTTGCGATTATTTCAGCATCAATAGCCGCGTTCACAGTTCCTATTCTTCGCGCTGTTATTTGAGCCGATACAACCTGCGCGTTTAATTCTCTGTTGGCATTATCTTCTTCGGCTTTATCCTTTAACTCCTGTTCTTTTTTAAACGTATCTTCTAAAGATTTTAACTCCTCGCGTCTAATATTTATACGCTCATTTGAATTATCCTTAGCCGCCTGTGTTGCCTCTTTTTCAAGTAGGATATTTATACGTGTCTGTCTTTGAGATTCAGCAGTAACCGCCTGTAATTGCGCGACTTCAACCTGTCCCTGTTTCTCAATTACTTTCGCCTGTTCTTCGCCCGATAATGTTCTGTTTTTATTTTGAAGATTAAGCGCGTTCAATTCATCGTTCCGTAACTTCGCTAACTTTTGCGCGTTGCTTACCTCTAAGTCTGCAATTTGATTAGCAATTTTTATTCGCTCCTGTTCCGTTTTAGTTCTGTCCTTTAGCGACTTAGTAAGTGCGTCCGACTTCTCCTGCCCTACTGAAATCTCTGCGTTTAGCTTAGCATTTGCAACAGTCAAAGCATCAAAAGCCTTACTTGCATTATAACCCTCTTTAGCCGCTTGTGCCGTTCCGCTTGCTAATTCCTTAATAAATTTAATAGGGTTTAAAATTGCTTGCGATAGCTTATCAAATGAGCCAACCGTATTTACTATTGTGTCTATAATAAATCCAAATCCTTTATTCAATGCAGCCATGCCGAAACTCAACTGGTCGGCTACTTCTTTATTTTGCGAGAAGATTTGCACAAGCCCTGTAAGTAATGCAATTACCGCCCCGATTGGGTTTGCTTCAAGTGCTAAGTTTACTCCCTTTTGAGCCGTTGCGAAACCTTGTAATGCGGGAACTCCGCTTGTTATACTTTCAAAGGCAGACTTAAATCCCTCCGCATACGCACCAACGTTTCTTCTATTATCCCCTATTGCGCCCTCCTGTTTTTTTAACTCATCACTTAACTTCTTTATCTGGTCTGTAAACTTTTGAGAGGGAGCAGTAGTGTTTATGTATTGTGCGGTCAACTGCTTTAGCAAATCCCTATTAGCCTGTATAGAGTTTTTACTAAAGTCCATTACATTTACATTCTTCTGTTGCGCTCCAGTATAGCCTACTAAAATATTTTGAGTAGTTCTGTATTCCTGTTGTTGTAGTTTAAGTTGCGCGTTTACTTTCTCCAAAGATTCAGCCGCACCCTTTGCGCCCTCCTTAGTTTGCTTTTGTAGTTCTGCCTGTGTATCTTTTAAGCCATTGATTGACTTAGTTAATTCCGCCAAAGACTTTTCGTATTGACTTACATCAACTTCAAATACTACTACCTCTGTTTCTTGTGCCATGTTAGAATAATTTAATCAGCTCGACCTGTGTTGACTTCGTGCCGTTATACCCGCTTATCTTGCTTATGTAGAAATACGAATTGAAATACTTTACCCAAACAGGATTCATGAAGTCTAATTGGTTTATATCGCTCGCATTTAATCGCAATGCGCACGTTACGCTTTTGTAATTGTCAACGATATTTTTAACCGCCCTTTGGTAAACGTTTAAAGAATTTCCAAACCCTAAATTGTAATCAAATTCAGTTTCAATGAATCGGCATAAAGGAATAGTTGCGCTACTTCCCGAAATAGTATAAGCTGGGTTTGTTAGCGGGTCGGTATAATAGAAATCGCTTGTGTCTGTAAAATCATTTGGTGCTTTACGGTAAAGTATAAGCATACGCGGCTTACGTTCCTTTTTGTATTCAAGTGTTTCAAATATGCCTATACGCGGGACGGGTATATCTAACAACTGCAAATCAGAATAAGATGACGCGAATTGTAATTCTATAATATCCTTTTCGAGTTGTAGATTTTCATTCGGTATTCCTAAAATCCAATTCGTTCCGTTCACCTGTTGCTCTTCCTCATCCTTTAGCCACTTAAACCAATTACGTTGCGCGTATTCGTCAACTAAGAATTTAACTTCGGGGCTATCGGTTAAGTCTAATTTAACCGACCAGTCAACTGCACTATTTATGTTAGCTTCAATCTGATTAAAGTTAGTAAGCGTAACCGTTTTATTGTCTTCGTCAACAACAGGCAACAGGCAAAACATTTGGCAGTAGTTGCGTAACAAATCCGATTGCTTCATGTTTGGAAGAAATGCCGCCACCTCAACAACCGCATCGGGGTAAATAATATTGAACGCATCCGCTTCGCTTATTTCTAAAGTTCCCGCGCCAACAATTAAACGACTATCCCCAATCGGGAAAATCATTTTAGTAGTAAACCCTAACCACTGATTTATGTCATCGTTTAAAGTCCCCTCAATAACATACGTATGCGTTCCAGCACTACACCAATTAAAAGAGATTTGTGTTGAACCCGAATTGTAAGCATCGGGCGTTCCTGTTAGGTTTAATCTCAAAGGTAAGTCAACAGAGCTTGTATTATTTACTTCAATTTCTATTCTGAATTTGCAAGTGAATACGTCCCCAATCGCAAAGCCTTTGCCACTTGAAACTATTGCGCCCCTGTTGTATTGACTGTTATACGGCAGAGAATACCAATTACCCGTATAGCTTACTATGCTATCTACGTTTATAATATTCACATTACCGAACGGACTTGGCACAGCAACTGAACTACTAAAGGTATTTAAAGCGAATGTCGCATTGTATTTATTAGCGAATACTAAACCTGTTGCGGGAAGTATAATCGGGTTATCTGTGTAATCGGTATCATCCAACATTGAATTGACTAACGTGTAACCATTCTGTGAACATATACGCGGTAGAATAGTATCTAAGTAAACAGCGGGCAATGCAAACCCAAACGGAAATTTACGCTCCACATTACCCATAACATTCTCATCAATGCCGTAATTGATAATCGGGTAGATGTAACCCGTATCGTTTAGCCGTGAAGCGAATACTGTTGCTATATTCCATTGGTGATTTAAGTCAGACAAATCCAAATCGGTAAGCATAGCGTTCTTTATTATATCAAAGAATCCAGCATTATCACCGTAAAGATTTATTGAATACCCTTTTTTAACCGATGTTAATTCTGCGAACTTAATTTTCAAATCAACACCTTTGTCCAATAAACGCGCTGTTAGTTTTTCATAGGGTAAAGTAGTTGAGTTGTTTATTATACCACTTACCTTGAATATCCTGTCATTGTTTAGTGTTTTTGGTAACTCAACAGTAAATGAGCGCGAACCTTTACGTTTAGAAATATCTTCAATAGAAAACATAGCGTAATCAATGGAGATATTTTCATCCCCTTTCAGATCGCATTGCTCACCGTTTATAAATAGTTGTAACATTATTGATTCTGAATTACCCTTTCTTGTGCATATAAGAATTTAACCTTTACATCCCACCGCTTCTCTCCTGTTTTCTTTTTAACGTAATCCCCGTCCATCAAATTCACTTCATGGTAAATCTGCTCTCCATCACTTTGCGGATTTTCAACTAAGAAAACCTGTATAGATTCTTTAAGCGATTGCAGTAAGTCCAACGATACTTCGGGTATATCCCCCGTTGAAAGTGTTTCACCATTCGCTACACCACGCCTTGAATAGTTGCGTGTAATGTAGTTATCGTCCATGTAAGTATCTGCTTCGGGTATCTTCACCTCAAACGATTTGCGTCCGTTAAAAGGAAAGTAAGTCCACCCGCCCTCACGCGTTAGCCATAACAACATCGTCAAAGGAGAGTTTGCGCCCGCAACAGGACAACCCAATTCTATTGAGCAATAATCTAACATTGACAACCTTACAATGTATTCAGTATAGATTCCTGTTTTGCCTTGTGCCGTCCAAGAGAAATCATAAACCGTATCATCTTCGGCAGGAGGTGACATTATCCAAAACGTATCGTATAAAGGAAAATCATTTACCTGTGTGAACCATGACGGCGCACTCGAATAACTCCCGTCCGAATTACGCACACCGTTAAACGAGAATGAAAGTGTTTCGATTGTAACCTCCTCACCAAACACACCTTGCACAATATCCCCCGCGCTACACCTGTAATATGATTTGTAAAGTTTTCTTACCATGCCACTAATGAATAAGTAAGCCAAATGGATAAAGTGCCGTCACCAACAGTAGCGTTTGCGGTTGGGGCGCGCAATGTTAGGTTATCGTTTTCAACCATTGAGTTTCTATCGCTACCCGAATTACATTCAGAGCAACCCGATATTGTAGCCGTTCCCGTCAAATCAATTTCAAAGAAGTTCTCTAACTGTGTTTTTGTGTTGAACTTTAAATACAAGTCGCCAACAAAATCAAAAGCGACAGAGCCATAAGTGTAACGCCACATTATAGTTTCGGGCTTTAATGAGAATCCTGCGCCAGGTGCGGCTACTAATATTTTCCCAACGCTAAACGATTGGCGCAATTCCGCTGCCGACCAATCTACCTTTACCGTCATTGGTGTGTTTAATCCCGACCATGAAGACCATGATACTCCATTCCAATAATCATATAAATCAGTATCGGTATTATAGATGATGTCGCCATTTGCAGGAGTTAGCGCGTCACGTTGAACTGTTGTTAGTTGCGGGAAAATATCTTCATAGGAATCTACTATGTTGCCTAAAATAGTTTTCTGTGGCGCGGTAAATGTTGACGCGGTAATATCCGTTTGTAATTGTGTTTTGCTCGTAACTGCCATGTTATGTGTATTTTTCTTTTAATATGTTTAATTCAATGTAATCCCCTAATTGACCGCCACCAAAATAAGTAACAGGCATTTTTAAAGGTTGTAATTGTCTGCCAGTATCTACAAACTCCCGATTAAGTTCATCCGTAGTGATTGAAGCATTTGCCGCGTAATGAGTAGCTGCCAATGTTTCTTCTAATATTATTTCGACCTTGTTATAATATTTAGGCGTGTAGCTATTTGAACCGTAAGGATATATGTAACTCGTTTCGTCTGGGGAATACGCGCCCTTGAAAGGTGATTCGATTACCGTCTTAACGTAACCGCAAATGTCAAACTTTAAATACCCATCGAAATCTACTTCAGGTTTAAATTCAGCGGCTAAAGTGTAAGGCATAATATCGTAAAGGTCAATCGTTCCGCTGTTATAAGTCAACACCAATTCGCCCGCCTTGTAACCCTTGTAAATGTAAACGCTTGGGAGTTCACATTGCCACACAACTATACTACCCGATAAGCTGATTTGGTGAGGAGTTGTAAGTGTAAATTGAATACTGCTATCAATGCTTTCGATAACGTGGAATCCTGTGTAAGGTGCAAGATTAGGAATGAAGATTCTATCCCCCTCGTTAATCGGGTAAGGAAACGCACCACTAAGAATTAACTTTAGTTTACCACCGCTATTATAGCCGCTTACAATAGTGCTTATTGGCAAACGAACTTTATATTCATTCTTGCGATGCGCTGAAATCCATTTAGCGGGACGCTGTAAAACTTTATAATTCATTTTCCTACTATCGCACTTCTCATAAGTGCATTTGTTTTAGCTCTAAATGTTAGAATCAATTGTGATTGTATTTGCCCTTTCAATTCGGGAGTTAAAATATCTTCAAGTAATTTCGTCCCGCCTTGTTTCCAAATTGTCGTTCCCTCCTCACCAATCTTACGCGCAATTAAATAGGCTAAACTCTTAACTGAAATATCTTTTAGGATTAACCCCTTATCTACTATCCATTGCTCAATAACCTTTTGTGGTGGACGCTTACCTCCTTTACGTCCGTGTTCGATGTAATAGATATAATATAAAGCATACACCCGCATTACGCTATCCTTAATATCAAAATGAACGCTATTCTTTAACTTACCACTTGCATTAACTACACCGTAAACAGTCAAAGGTTTTTGCGCTATAAAGTCTTTTAACTCCGCGCTAATCTCCGCACCATACTTATTCAGTATGCCTGTTATTTCGTTCTCGCCTGCCATTTGTTTAGAGGACAATTTTCATTAGGTGAACGTAACTTGCCACTTAACGGACATTTGATGTTAGTCGAACATCCGTTGCAAACTAATCCAGTAATCTCTTTTATTTCGTCATCTATTAAAGAAGCAACCAAACCGTAAACGGCTAACTCACATTCGGCACATTCAACCGCCCGCGCCTTTGCCATACTTTCAATCTCCTTAGATTCAAAAGCGTAATTCTTCCACCCCTCTAAAATGTTTTTGAGCTTCTTTAGCATGTAACAAAATTACACACATAGGCAAGTCTATACCGCGTTTGGGTATAATATTTATTGCGCTAACTTATTGGCGTGTTCCTGTTGCTGTCTGATTATTTGCGCGTATCGTTGTTCGTATTGACTGCGTTCATAATCGTAAAGCATTTCTGTGTAGACTTCTATTGCAGGCATCGCTAACACTTCATCATTCGACATCGCTCGCTCCTTTCCAATCTTAAAAACAATCGGGTAATGTTTGAACCGTTCTAAATCTTCTACGCCTGCTTCTATTTCTTCGTCCGTGTATTCGTGTAAGCTAAGTGATTCGAACCGCTTAAAGAAGCCCTGTAATGAGCCGATATAATAATTGCACTTATGCCAATGCTTTAACAGTTCGCCTCCCTTAATTGTTTCGCCTGTGTATAGTTCCGCAATATCAATTATTGCGTCCGTTAAATTAGTTTGTCTGATTAACCCTTTCGCCTTTTCGATTTTGTCGAACGATTCTAAGCCAACATCCTTTCCATCGAATGATTCTGCCAATGCGTTGAGTATTTCGGTCTGTTCAATAAACGAAACGGATTGCGATATGTGGCAAAAGTTATCAATGGAAATACTTTGTAGCGATTCAATCGGGATGCCTGTAAACTTCGCCACACGTTCAACAACTGGAAGTAGTGAGTGCTTAGACAGTTCTAAATACTCATCAATGCTCAACTCAGCAAATGAAGTCTTAAAAGTATAGTCTACTCCGTTAATCTTTATTGTCATCTTGTTTTTGCCGCTGTTGTTCCACGTGGTCTATCTACCTTGTTTGCTAATTGATTGAACGCATAACGTATCGGGTCAATTAAATGGTTAAACGCATCAACAGGAATCCCCGCCTTTTTATCGTTCCAAATATAATTACTTAGTTCTGATTTAAGATTACTTGATGTGTTAGTGATGATTAGCTTATAATCTTGTAAAGCAGTTATACCTGCTTGGACGCTACCCTGTCCTTTCACACACGGGATAATGTTTAGCCCTTTGCCTTTCAAGTCTGATATTAGCCGCCCCTCCGCATTATCCGCCACAATTAAATCATTGGGCTTTTCAATCAGTTCTTTGTTTGTAGAATATATCGCCTCCGTTCCCATGCTGTTGGTAGAGTATAGCAACTCATGGCAGTAAACTATTTTAGCCGTCTTATCTATTGCAACCTTAACAAGGGTAGTCGGGTCAATACTAAAGCCGTAATCCTGTCCGTAACAATAAGGCAAAGATGTATCGAAATCACCAATACTCCAGTTGGTTAATATTGCGCCCTCTCTCGCGGCACGTTCACCACTTCCGTAAATACTCCACCAATATTTGTTATCGCGCCTGCTTTCAATATCTTCTATTTGTTCTGCTGTTAAGTATGGGTTATCGTTATACGTTGTAATCAACGGGGGATATTTCGCAATGTATTTATCTAACCAATGTTCCAAGCCTAACGCAGGGTTATAGTCGCAAATAATACGGTAACGCGTTCGCGGGAATAGCTGGTCTATTGTTGACTGCGGGAATTGGTGAGCTTCATTTATCCAAAGAATATCGCGGGAACGTCCGTGAATTTTGTCGGGCGTATCTGCTCCGTAATAGCTGATTAAGTTTCCGTTTATTGTATAGGTATGGTCGGTTTTATTATGGTTGCGTTCATCATAAAGATTACAACTCATTAGCACGTCCATAAAGTCCTTCCATGCAGTAGCTTTTAACGCGGTGAAAGTATCTCGGACAATATCAATCTCCATGCCTGTGTAGAGTAGGCAATAGTCAATTAGAAAGTAAATTGTTGCAAAAGTTTTGCCCGACCTTGTGCCACCTTGAAGAAGTGTAACCCGTTGCGCGTTTACTTTTTCGTGTAGGTAGTCAAAGTTAGGATTCGCTTTCATTCGATTTCATAAACGGAGGCAATGAAAGTTTTTGCCCGTCACTTGTAACGTCCGATTTATCAATCAACCCAAGTTCGCGCGAAATAATATTAGCGTTTAAAAGATTGCCCGCAGCACCTTGAAACTTCTGATTATAGATAGCAGTTTCGATTTGACTAATGACCGTTAAAAAATCTTTTTGCTTTTCAGTCAAATTATGCTTAAAAACCCTAAAATAAGACTCATCACAGCCCAAATAGAAGCATAGTTGCGATAAAGTCATAGCCCTTATTACTGGCAACTTAACTATCTCTATTGAGCTTCCTACGCCTTGTCCGTTTGATACGACTTTTGCCTGTGTTTCAAATAGTGGGTTATCTTCGCACCATTGGAAATACTCACAAGCCGCCTCCCACAGTAATTGAGGGGTGGCAAATAATTTATCCCGACCATGTTTAGCGCGAAGTTTCCAAAACTGATTTCCGACTGGAGCTGCCATAATTTTCACCTCAAATATAAAAAACTTCGGTTAATGTTTGGGAGTTAGTGAATTAAATAGTTTTCCCAATTTTTACCATGCTTAGAAATTAAGTAGCCATAATAGATTGAAGTTATTAAAAGTTTATCTAAAGAACTTGCAAAAAATGGAATTGTATCTCCATCTGATTCTAATAGAACTTTCCTAAATTCTAAATCCTGTTTTGCTGTATTCCAAAGTTTTCGTTCTCTTTCGCTATTCATGCCTTGTAATTTAATTGTGAAAGTAAATTTATTTGGCAAATTGTTTGGGAGTTAGTGAAATTATTTTAATTTTGTTTTACATAAAATCCGATAGTTTCTGTGAGGGGGACAATATCGGGTTTGCCCGACCAAGTAAAAAATGGTTTAGCTGACCCATCCCCCTCACGGATGGGTTTAGTTTTTTATACTAAATACTATCTTACTTTTATTGTTCGGTCTTAAACTTGTTTCAACCCGAATCGGCTATCTTAAACCGATAAATGAAAGTAGTAAGTTAAACAAATTATAGCTTTGAGAGTGGTAAACTTGGCTCAAAGAAAACATGATGGCAGTAAAAGTGGTAGCAATGTTCTAACCGTAACAACTATCGACATAAGCAAGATGAGGAATCTACTGTCACCCCGATTTATTGGTATCGGGCATTTGTATTTAGCTATGAACTATCTAAGAGTAATTAGGATAGGGAGAAGAGGAAGGGAAATAAATACCCTTTCTTGGATATAGACGGTTAATGTAAATAAGTAAACAATAAATAAATATATAAAAAATGTGCTACTGTCACTTAATTGATGTTATTGGAATTGTTGCAATTTTTGCGCTACTACTTTCACCAATATTATATTTTATACATAGAGAATCTCGAAACAATGGAAAATAAGCCAATAATAGCCGTGTGGTTTTCGTGTGGCGCGGCTTCGGCAGTAGCGGCATATTTGACTATTCAGAAGTATAAACATACGCATCAGATACTTGTATTTAATACGCCAGTAAAGGAAGAAGATGAGGACAACATTAGGTTTAAAAATGATGTTGAAAAATGGATAGGCACTAAAATAATAAATGCTACAAATTTTGATTTAGCAAGTGATTCAGCAGAAGAAATTTGGATTAAAAGAAGATACATGGCAGGTGTTGCGGGTGCGCCTTGCACTATGCTATTAAAGAAAGAGGCACGTTATCAAATGGAGTTAAAGTATAAAATTGATTGGCATGTATTAGGATTTACTTTAGAAGAAAAGAATAGGCATAATAGATTTGTTAAATATGAAAGAGAAAATGTTTTGCCTGTATTGATTGAAGTTGAGATGACTAAAGCTGATTGTTTTGGATTTATAAAGGCTCACGGAATAGAGTTACCAAGAATCTATAAAATACTTGATAACGCTAATTGTATAGGATGTGTAAAGGCTAATGGAGTTGATTACTGGCAGAAAATTAGAAAGCATTACCCCGAAGTATTTAAAGCAAGGGCGGAACTTTCAAGAATAATAAAATGCAGATTGGTTAAGTATAAGGGCAAAAGGCTTTTTCTTGATGAATTGCCAATTGATGCGGTAGGTAGAAAATCAAGACGCGCAGAGTGTAGTATATTCTGTAATAATAAAATGGTAAATAATAACCCGCTACGGAATTAACCAAAATCTTCCAACCTGCAAACTTTAGGCGAATTATTTTTTAGCACCCCGATATGGACTCGAACCACAATCAACGGTTTTGGAGACCGTCATGCTACCATTGCACCACCGAGATATTAAGCAAATATACTATTTCCTACTAAAACTCTTACACCGTATTTCTTTATCGCAATGTGCTTTCATAACCGTTTCAATTAAATTGGTAGCTGACCTGTTTTGCGATTTAGCAACAATTTTAATCTGCTCAATTAGCTTTTCATCCAGTCGGTAGTTCTTTGCTATTTTCATAAAATATTTATATTTCTTTTGGATAAGTGCTGTAAATATATTTCCTAATATCTACGCTAATTGTTCTATTTGGGTGAAGGTATGGCTCGTTGTTTTTGCCCTCTAATTTTATAACCCCTTTTTTAATTAGCGCATCAAAACTGTTTATGTTTAGTTGTGTTATAAAGTTGCTGGCATTATTTGGGTCGCGTAAAAAAATACGCCTTATATATGACACTTCGCTATACTCTATAAAACACCCTTCCTTTAGCTTTTCAATTATCTCAATACCTTTCATGTTGAAATGATTTAATTATATGAATTATCAAATGTCATTCCTTCAAAATATAATTCAGTTCCGTTTTCATATTTTTGACCTATTACAATTCCGTCCGAATCAAGAATATCGGTTAATGGTTTTTCTTGACCGTATGTTTTAATGCAGAAAATAGTATCAGACATTTTATTCCACAAATCTCCGTTAGGGAAATTATTTGCAGATTCAATTTCCATCGCGTGTGTTAATTCTGAAATTCTTTTTTCTTGTGCTGCCGTAAGTTTCATTTTGGTTTGTTTTATCCATCTGCGTAATTGCTTTGGTAATGCAAATGTAAATACATTGTGCATACTTCCAAACATTTCTACAATTATTTTCTCCCAAACGATTTACACCTAACCTCATCCCCTTCCTCACTATACGCAACCGCTACACCTCCATTGTAATAGATTAAGTATTGTTCCGCGCTGAATGAGAGATTAAGTTCTTCCGACCCGCTACTGATAGTTAATTGCGGTTGGTCTGTTTGCTCTTGGTCGACAAACCATGTAGAAGTTTGCCTACCTTGAATAGATATTTGAATTTTTGGCATGTGGCTTATTTTTTCATTCTACCGCAAAGAGGGTAAATAATTGTTGTTACACTTTCGCCCGATTTAATTTTCTTTTTATTTCTGAATACAACTGTATCCTTTAATTTTTCTTCTTTTCTTCCAATATATCCAACATCTTCTCTGTCTTTTTCACATGGCAAAGAGCCAATAAATTTATTTCCAATGTAATATTCTTTGAAGAAACCGAAATTATTAAATGAATTTTCCATAATTATTTTTTAAACAAAATTGACTGAGTAACAATTGGCGTTTTTATATTTTTATCCCCTATATTTATTCCGCACATCTCTTTACAATTAAAGCACTTTCCAGCAAATGTTTTTTTGTTGAACTTACTCATAACGGCTTTTTTGCCGTTAAAAATATCTTTAGAAATATTTACCACACCATCAGTAACAAACTTGTTATATTTTGACGGTCTAAAAATAGTGTCTAATGTATGTTCATTTTTAAAAAGTTGGTGCTGAATTTCAGAAAGTTCTTTTCCTGTTTCATTGTTTATATTAAAGTCACATGAAACTATCCGCAAAATTGATTTGCAGTATGGTTTTAGCCTGTTGTATTGTTCAATTGCATTAGACCTTAACCTTTCATTATCTAGTGCAGAAATAGATGTATTAACGCAAATGTTTATTGTATTAAAAAACATTAGTTGCTCATCGCTTAAGTTTGTCCAATGCCTTGTAATTATAACAATTTGCTTATTGCAGTTTTTAATAGACTTTAAAATACTTATGCAATGCTCCCAATTTTCGGACGGGTCACCACTACCGCCAATTCTAACAAAGTCTAATTTGATTTTGCTAATCTGTAAAACAATTTCCTTTTCATGTGCCTTATTTTCAAAGTGCCGCAATTTTGTTTTGCTGAAATCATACCCGTATTGTTTTGCAGATTTTGCCGCGTAGCAATCCCCGTAGCACCCGCCTTTAGTTTCTTCCATTCCTGATTTACAGCCAATAGAGGTATCTAAAATATAGATGCCACGGGAGTTTTTAATAAGAGCAATCTTTGAAGAATATTCGCGCATTATAAACGACCTATATTTTCGTGTCTGTCTTTAATTAGTTTCATATCCCCTTTGTAGAAAATCAAAATCTTTTGCTCGCGTTTTGGGAACTTTCGGTAGTGAAGTGTGCGCTTTGCATGTGCCAATCTTGTAAACTCGCATTCAAGGTAAACAATCTTATTATAAATATGCAGCCCCTGTTGCTTAAAGAATATTTCATGTTCAGCTTCACAACCATAATACGCCCCGTTTTTATCCCTGCTATCGCCAGTCATAACAACAAAGAAGCAATTATCATTCAGGTTATCAATTGCCTTTTTATATCCCTCGAAAAGCATATCTCTAAAGTCCTCGTAAGTTGGGAGTGAATTTAATTCACCTACTGGAGGTTTGCCATCATAATCTAAATACTCCTCAACCTTGTAATAGGGCGGGCAGGTAAAAACCAAATCAGATTTTACATCGGGTGCAAATTTTGAACTATCACTTTTTATCCAAGTTGCCGAACCTGCTAAACCTTTACAAATTGCGTTATTAGAATCGCATTGGTTTTGGCGTATCTCACTTGAAATATAATCATACCCATAATCAGCAGAAACAAAACCGAATTGAACGCCACCGCCAAAAGGATTGTAAACTCTTTTTCCGTCAATGGGCATAAAAAAGCGAAGTATAACATCGCAAGCAACAGGGTCAAGGACAGATACGTTGCCATTAAATGATTTGCCTTTTATGTTTTCAACTTCGCCAGCTTCATTTATTTTTTGAGATGCAAGAACAACATTAGACATCCCATTGTCACCCATCCATGCACCCTCGCGTGAAGCGAAGCGCGGGTTTAATACTCCATTACTTTCACCATGTAATTCAATCTTAGTATTCCATTCCTTTTTCATTTTAAGCCAATCGCCCTTTGTGCTATTCCATACGTTTGTCATTGTTGCATGTGCAAGTCTTTTCATTCTGATTTGAGAAAGCTCACCATAAACCATATAAGAATAACCGCTAAGATTTAGGTATTCCTTAAATCCAATTGCTTCAAAAACTTTCGGACATTCTAAATCATGCTTTTGCGAAACCGTCATTACCATTGGATAGCCAAAAGTGTTTTGCTTAATTATTTCGCCAACCATTTTACTGTAAATAACTTTGTCCTTTTTATTTAAGTCCATAGCTGATTGAAGCAAACAAAATTCTTTTGCATCATGGTTAATTTGGAAAGTAAAGAAGCCCGAAAACTCTCCATTCAACTTTAGTATAATAGCAGAATGTATCTGCATGTTTTTTCTTGCTGCCCTGTATGCAACCTTATCTTCAATTGCAAGTTTAGCTACATCGTTTTCGTAGCCCGAACCTATTACGCTTTCAACTGAAATAAACTCCACTACATCTTCAAACATTTTCTTTTGCTCTGTCATATTATTTGGTTTAGTTATGCGGCAAATATAGCGGTTTGGTAATACCTTGTAATACTTTACATGATTTATTTTTAAAGAAAGTTTACCAATGATTTTATTGCCTACATTATCAGCACTTTATAAAATATTTTAAAAATAATTGCGTTCGGGTATTACAAGGTATTACCAAACCGCTATATTTGCATCGTCTTAGTTACTAAGATAAACCAAAAAGAACGGGAGCGTTACTCAAAACAAAATGAAAAATGCAAAATTCAAATCATTCAAACAAAATGTTTACGTTACTTACACAGGTGGAGGAAGTAGAGAATTTACGGAACTTTATTGTATAGCAATAGGAGAAGCAGAAGCCGAGAAACTTGTGGAGATTCTAAACCTACATTACTCAAAAGAAAATAATTAACCTTTCTTTTTGTGCGCTCGGTGTCCGCTCCACCGTATTTTAAACCAAACAAATTTATGCCAAAGATAGAACGAGAAAGTCCAATCATGTTTAGAATACCAAAGTCTAACCCTAAATTAACCAAAGCATTTAATAAAGCCGCTTTGAAAATGAAAGCTAAGACTGGAAAAGAAAAGGGACATGCGGCTGTAATTATCCCCGCGCTCGAAATGTATTTGAAAGTTAAGTAGGTGTTGGTTTAGTCGGGGGCGGTTAGGTTGCTGCTCCCTTTTTAGAAGTATCCATAACAATTAAAAATAAATAAGATGGTAGCTCCACAATTCAAAGAACTAAGATTTAAAAGCGAAAAAGAGTTTAAGGTATGGTTAGATAGCCACACATCCAAAATTGTTCACCTAGTAGATAACGGGCAAGACCTAATGTGTATATGGCTACATGAAAGCGGAGAGATTGTCCATTGTAACGCACAGGGCGGTATATGGAACGGAAAGTTTGTGGATATGGCGAAACTGAAAGCTGGAGCGAATCTATTTTTCAATGGGAAGGAAATGAATTTTATAATTGAATCTGTTGTATAATAAATTAACCATGCTCCAACACAACTTCACCCCATACACTTTACGCTCCTTACTAAACCTTAAAACGGGCTTACAAGGCACGTTAAAGAACGAGCGCAACCAACCGCTATTCGAGCCGACTAAGGACAGTATAGCACAGATAGATTCAGAATTGTTCACACGCGGTTATTTGCCGCTTAAAATTGAAAAGAAATGAATACAAAAGAATTATCTAAAGATGAGCGCAAGGCAATTTACGAGAAGTTATTATTAGATGTAGATAACCCATACGATGATAAATACGACCATGTGGATTGTTTTTTTATCTGTTGGAAACTTAAAAGAGAGGTTTTTGGAGCTGAAAATGTTTTTTCAGATAAAGGTGAGTTTCACTCTACAATGGAAATGTTTACAATGTTTCCAGAGTTCAAACTTTGCTATGATGAGATGCTTAATAGTTATACCAACGGAGATGATGAAGATGTAGATTTTTTATATCAATCGGACAGAGCGGTAGTTCTTTCAAATGCAATAAAACTTTGCAACTAAACCAAACCCAACCATGACACGCCAACAATTCTATTACATCGCAGGATTTCTACTATTCACATTCACAATAATAGTAGCCTGTTTAGCGAAAGGAGTAATTGTATTTTAATAACACGAAAATTTAAAACCATGAAAACACTCGAACAGATTAAAGACGAATTGGCTAATGAGTATTTCAATACACCGCTATGGACTTTGTTAGCAGATTCGCAACGGGTAATGCTTATTGATTTGATAGCGATTTTATATGCTAGAGAACAAGTAAGATATGCAATTAGTAGGATTGATTAACTGTAAATAACCGTCAGCGGGTAGCACCGACAAGAAGCGATTGTTCCGATGAGTCGCCCGCGCCCGCTGATTATTTTAAACGTTCTTTTAAGATACGGTTCAGATAGGGGTTCGATTCCTCTGCGGGGTTTATTGCCGCGCTCGTCTAATGGTGGCTGGTTACAGCTTGGAGCAGGTCGCGCCTGCATTATCTAAGGACAGAACTAAATTTATTGAGCCGAATGGGTTATAGGGGCGCGAAAGCAAAAAACCATGATTGCCAACGATATATAAGGCAGTTAAAAAACTATGACAGGAGGGAAAGACCCCACATTTTTAAACCAAACCAAAATAAACAATATGCAATTAAGAAAAGCAACAAGACAGAAAGCGAAGATTCGTTTAGGGCTGTCAGCGGTAAGCGGTGGAGGCAAAACATATTCGGCACTATTAGTAGCAAAAGGACTGTGTGGGGATTGGGGAAAGGTTGCGCTAATTGATACAGAGAATGGGAGCGGTGATTTATACGCAAATTTAGGGGACTATATGATTCTACCATTACAAGCCCCGTATTCACCCGAAAGATACATTGAAGCTATTAAGGCTTGCGAAGATGGAGGGGCGGAGGTTATCATTATTGACTCCATTACACACGAATGGGACGGCAAGGGAGGCGTGTTAGATATAAGCAATTCAATGTCGGGCAATAGCTATACTAATTGGGCTAAACTAACACCAAGACACCAAGCGTTTATAGATACAATTCTCCAAAGCAAGTGCCACGTTATTACAACGGTAAGAAGAAAGCAAGACTACGAAATGACTACCAATTCGGCAGGTAAGTTAGTCCCTCAAAAAATAGGTTTAAAAGAAGTAACCCGCGAAGGATTCGAATATGAGTTGACGCTCAATTTAGAACTTGATACCAACCATAACGCCACATGTTCAAAGGATAGAACTGGATTGTTTTCAGGTAAGCCCGAATTTAAGCCATCGGAAGAAACTGGTAAAATGATTGCGGAGTGGTGCGAAAGCGGTTTGGATGTTACGGTAGAAGTAAACGATGCAATAGCAAAATTGAAGAAGTGTAACAACAAAGAAGAATTGACTTTACTAAAAGAAACACTACCGTCTTATGTTTCCGATGATAAGAGATTCAAAGAAGCAGGATTGAAAAGATTTAACGAAATAAATAAACCACAAGAAAAAACAGCATAACCATGAACAACTCACTTTATTCAATCGAATCAGAATTACGCCAACTGCTTAACCAAATAGGCGAAAACGATGGGGAGATAACTCCCGAACAAGAAACACAGTTAGCTATTACACAAGCCCAATTAGAGGGTAAAGGGGTATCATACGCACTTGTTATCCGTGAGTGCGATGCAACAGTAACGGCTATTGATAGCGAGATAGAACGGCTTACTAAGCTAAAATCTAAATCTCAAAACCTTTCAAAGAAACTTAAAGAGAATATCAGTAATGCCATGAAAGAGTTTGGAGTAGAAAAAATCGAATCTGCAATCATTAAACTTTCGTTCCGCTCCAGTAAAGAAACGGTAATTGAGGACGAAACTAAGCTACCCGAATCATGCTTTACTGTAAAAACTATACGAACCGTAAGTAAGACAGAGGTTAAGAAGTTGATAGAAGAAGGGCAGATTTTAGAGGGTGCTTATATCAGAGAAAATAAATCGCTACAAATTAAGTAACCGCCCGCGTTATTTCAGCAAGTAAATTATTGCAAACAGTTTAAAAAGAGAGAAGATGAGCCAACTACAAAAAATGAAAGACGAGCTAAAACAAGAATACAAAGATAAGCTCGAAGCCTATATTAAGGTAGCCGAATTGATGGAGAAATTAGATAAAGAATTTTACGACTTAGCAATAAAGAAAGCCGCTGGATGCAATACAATGATTAAGGGACTTGCAAATTTTTAACCACCATCAAAACTATTTTAATCAATGGCACGAATAGCATACAACCGTTATCCAGTAGAAAAAGAAAAGTTAGTAGTTAGCGAACTTGAAGCGGGCAAATCGTTTAGAACTATCCGAACTCAAACAGGAATCAGTATGCAAGCGATACAACGAATTAAAGCCGATTACAAGGTAGTGCAACCTGTTAAGGAGAAAGTTGTTTATAAGCCTGTTAAGCGGAGTGAATACAAACAGCAATCAAGTTCACACGTTCCGCTTACGCATATTAGGAATGGAGAATCATTCATTTACGAAGCATTTTAGGCAAAAATAAACACTATGGAAATGATACAAGCTCCAACGGAAACTAAGGCGATAAAAGAACATCGTTGCAATTTCTGTTATCAGAAAATTCTAAAGGGAAATATTTATGTAAAATCGGTTTGGAAAGCAGATGATTTATACGCATGGAAAACACATAAGCATTGTGACGAGATAGCCACTAAGCTAAAGATGTATGAAGATTCTGATGAGGGGGTAGATTCTGATGCTTTTAATGAGCATATAAAGAATGAATACCAAAATATTATAATGAAAACAGTCCCTAATTGGCAGGATATTATTTACCCGAAATCTTTAGAAAGGCTATTTTTTGTTTGTAAATATTATGGGATAGAAATAATTTAACTATCCAAACCCAAACCACATGAAACCAAAACCAAAAACACAAGAACAGGCAGTATTAAGACTGCTAATTGACAACAACTTTATGACACCGCTAAAATTCGTTCGGGCGGGAATAATCAGCTACGGTCAGCGAATAGGTGATTTGCGTAAAATGATTACGGTCAAATGCGAGGAAGTGAAATTTAAGAATAAATTTGGACACGCGGCTATTCATGGTAAGTGGAGTTTGACTAATAAAGCCGAAGCGGAAAAACTTTACAGGAAACTTTTAAAAGAGAGTAAATAAATTTACAATTCAATATTTATTTTGTATATTGCACCCGCGTATCAGTATGAAAACATTTAAAATCAATCCCGAACATTCACAGTTTCTTAGAGCCTTCTTGGTTCGACTGATACGCGCCTGTGTTTGTTTCGGGGCTGGTTTTTATGGCTGAAAATAAAAAGTCATTCGTTTTATACGCTGACCTTATCCATACAGTTCGACATTTATCCAAAGAAGATGCAGGGGAGTTATTCATGCACATACTTAGTTATGTTAGCGATGAGAACCCAGTTACCGAAAACGCGATTGTTAAGATTTCATTCGAGCCTGTTAAGCAACAACTAAAAAGAGATTTGATTAAATGGGAAGAAATTAAGGTAAAGCGTAGCGATGCAGGTAAAATAAGCGCAGAAAAGAAGAAGCAACAAAGCGCAACAAAATCAACACATGTTGAAAGTGTTAAACAAACTTCAACAAAATCAACTGTAAGTGTTAATGATAATGTAAATGTTACTGTAAATGTAAATGATAATAATAGAAATACACTCTCTCACGAAAAAGTTGTTAGCGAAACAGTAGATAACGAAATATTCTGCGAACAATCGGCAATGACTTTAAAAGCAGACTACAATGTTTTTGTGGCGTTTATTTCTGAAAGACTGGATGAAATGAAAATCACAGGTCACTCATCAAAATACCCTTTGGGAACTATTAAAAATATTTTGATTCAAGATTTTAAACTAAACAGAGAAAAAGAAAAACGTTCCGCTAAAAAAGAAAACTATGGAAAATCAACTAGTCCGACAATCGGGAGAACTAACGAAGACGCAATCAAAAAATTTATTGCCGATAACCGTATCTAAAGTATTAAACGCAAAATACGAGTTACAGGAATATGACTATAATATGTTTGTTGATTTCTTAGCCGAAATGATGGTGATACTTTCCATAAAAGAACCTCCACATAAGTTAGTATTGAATGAACTATTCGCAGTCGCTAAAGAAAAGTTTGCAGATTTTAGTTTAGGTGAAATGAAGTTGGCTTTTAGAATGAATACTTTACAGGAACTAGAAACATGCCATGAGCACTACCAACTATTTGACCT